GTAAATCTTATCTTCCATTAGTTCTCCTTCTGCGCCCTGCGCTACGTTGTTCTGTAACTCCTTAGGTACTGCTGGTGCTCCGTTCATAGCCTCGATGCTTGCCAGAGCATTTGCTGCATCTTCGAAGTCATGATCAAGTTTCTCAATTTCTTTCTTTACATTTTTGGCATCTTCAAGTTTGCCGGCTGACGCTAACTCTTTAGCGGAGTTAATCATCTTAGCTCGTTCTGCCAGATACTCTTCATGTGTCATTTTCTAGACCTCCATAGTTTCTAAAGCATGAATTTCATTTAAGAGACCCTGCTTTTCTTCCTGGTACTTATTGATTACTTCCTGCGGAAGCACTCCACTTGCACTCGCTACGAGTGACTGTGCAAAATCGACCGAATTCGTATTGTTACTTCCGGTGATTTCGTCGCACAGACCTTTTTCAACTGCGTCGGATGCAGTCAACCAAGTTTCGTGATCCATAAGAGCAAGTGCTTCTTCTTTGCTCATGCCCGTTTTTGCGACATAAGCGGATGCGATAGCTTCGTTTGCCTTCTGCAACACTTCGCTCATGTGGTCCATGTCGCGGTAATCTCCACATGCGCAAGATGAAACATTGTGAACCATTACCTGTGCTGTCGGAGAAATATCCGAGTGACCGGCGCACATAATTACTGACGCTGCAGATGCTGCGAGCCCCACAACGTGAATGTTGACGTTGCCTTTATATCCGCGGATAGCCGAATAGATTTCGGAGCCGGCGAATACCGAGCCACCACCAGAGTTGATATCAATGTCGACATCTTCGCCGTTGGCTTCCTCTAGTGCTTTCGCGACCGCTAGCGGGCAAGTGTGCGACACTCCGAAGAAGTCATACACCCACGCATCTTCGTCCGAAACGATGGTGCCCTTGATGTTAATCGCTGCCATTAGTCATTCCCTCCTTCCTCCGTATTTGCAGAAGAAATACCAGTGTCGAGTCTTCGGATGAATACATCTCCATCTTCGGTTGGAGCAAGATTCATTGCGTATCGCCATTCGTTAATAGACATGGCTCCACGGTCAACCATTTGAACTAAATTTAGCTTAGTGCCAAATGTAGCGCCATCCCAAGCTCCCGCTTCGAATGTGATTCGGTTACCATAAGATCTTGCAACTCTAGAAAACAGTTTTCTGGTATATTCATCGCCGAGCTGTCTCTCAACAGGCTCAACCTCTGCATCAAAATAGGATTGTCTCTCTTCTTCATTTGCGGAAGAAGTGACTATTTTCACATTGGTGTTAAACAGCGCATATATCCTCTGCGTCGTTTTATCCATCTGTGCCGCATTTGGTACAAAATCATGCGGTGTAATTTGCTGTGCTTCCGCCTTGGCGTCAACAGCTGCCACTCCGACGCCGTTCTGATTGTCTAGGAAATTTTTTGCGAAATCTTTCGCCTGTGCCTTCAGGTCATCCGGTCGGAGTGAATTCGTGAACCTTAAGAGCCACTGTACAACCGAACTATTCTTGATGGCGTTGATAACGCCCTGGTCTGTAATCTTTACTACATCCAGTAGCGGAACTAGTGTCGGCGCAATCGGAGTACCGAACACATCGTTGTCGTTGAAATCCTGTCGCAGATGAATGATATCGGTGTACGGATACTCGACAGCTTGTCCGTTGTCATTCCAAAATCTTAGCCATAAATCCGGTTTCCAAACTGCTTCTACACTTCTCGGAGCTAATGGATAAATGGCAATAGGAACACCATTGTCATTCCTGCTAATGAGTGCGTATGCATTGCTATTCAAGCACAACTGCATTGTCATTTTTTCCTGCAACAGTTGCCCGCTCATTAACGGATTTGGGTCTTCCAGAAGCATCTTTATGTTGAAGTCCGGATTAACCGTCAGCGATGTGTGTCCTTCATCATCAATATACTTTCGGATGTGCTTGGCAACTAATTTCCCAACCTCTTTAACCTTTGGCCGGATGCACGCAAGCACGATGTCTGAATGATATAGCCTGCCTCTAAACGAGATATAGGCATTACCATTCTGCTTAACCAATTTCACCTGTTCGATGTATTGGTTCTTAAGTTTGGGTTTAAACAAATCTCTAATACTCATGCATTCTCCTAAATCATTGATTCGTACTCTTCTCTGTTATCTGCAAGTACCACGTAGCCATCCAACAGCGCCGCAGTGCCATCTATACGTTTGGTTTGACTTGAGCCCTTATCTGGTTGGATATTCCCGTTGATATCGGTTTTTGTGTATGTGTTCATCAAGCAATACTTGTCGACAGGATTGTTGTTATATACGACTTTGTCAGCTCCTAAATCTGCCGCAAGGTCTTTCATTGGTTGACTCAATGTAGCAACGCCCTGTCTCACCTCAACCATCGACTTTGCTCCGAATTCATCACGCATCTGTTGAACTATCGAGTCATCCATGTGCCAAGGGTCATACCCGATCTTGAAGATATAAATATCATGTTCGTCTCGCATTTCCTTGAACCAATCGAGGAATACTCTCTTCGGAACTTTATTTCCTGGCACCACTCGAACATATCCTTGGTCTCGCCACAACTCATACGGTGCATCATCTTGATGATGTCTTGTTTTCATCTGGTCCAACTTCGATTGTGGTATCCAGTACATCTGAGCCACATATATCTTCGGGTCATCTCGTTTCATGCAAAGAAGTTTTGCTGCAGATAAGTCGACCGAATCCGCAGCATCAATGCCACCGATTCCGTAGCGGAATCCCATTGAATCGAGATCGAATGTTTCCTCGTTGTTAAGTGTTTGATAGTCGAGCCATGCGGACGAGCTATTCTGTTTAAGGTTAAAATCTTTAACAAGAACTGTTGGCTTAAATGCTGGGTCGTTCTTCGCTTTTTCAACGCAGTTACGAAGGAACTCCTCGGACTTGATTGTTCCAAGTCCCGGGTTAGCCTTAATCCACATGTCCGGCTTATCCCATTCGTCATAATCATCAAGTTCGTAGATGATTGGGAGAAATCGTTCGTCTGAAATCGTGCCATTGATTACCCCTACCGCATATTCATACTGTGAATCGAATATTGAATCTCGAACGAATCCGTTCGTCGTAATTTCTGCAAGGAACGGCTGTGATCGAGCCGACATTGATTGTTTAATCAAGTCGTATAAATCTCGATTCTTAATTGCCGCCAATTCATCAATCGTTGCGCAATGTGTATTCAAACCATCCAATCCGTTGGTGTTGGATGCAAGCGCTTTGATCATTCCTTTATTCGTCTTGAAGTAAAGGTCTGATTGTCTCTTGTGCCAATGGCGCTTCAGTAACGGCGATTGGCTGACCATGTTCACGCATTCTGTAAATCCTATGTTTGCTTGGTCTCGGTTGGTCGCAACATTGTAGACTTCTGGAGCACCCTCCCCGTCAGCTGTGCCGCAATACAGTTCAATGCCGGCAAGCAATGTTGTCTTACCATTTTTTCTACCGATAACCATAAGCACTTCTTGGAACCTTCGGAGTCCATTGTCATCGACGAAGCCAAATGCGGCATTTAAAAAAGCCTTCTGAAACAGTTCAAGTTTCAGAGGCTTTCCCAGTTTTCCTTTTGATTGTTTGCAAAACTTTTCAATAAATTCAATTGGTCTGTTGCCCAGTATAGGATCGTAGTGCCACCGACCAGGATTCTCTAAATCAAATAAGAGCCGCTCGTACTCTTTCTTGATTTTCTCACAGGCAACTATCTTACCGTCTAGGACGGCATGTGCATACTCTTCGAGGTATGTCATTTAGCCCCGATAAATCCAAGCAGTTCATCTGTATTGCTGCCCTCTGGTGCAATATCAATCAACTGCTTAATCGTTGCTAGGTACTGCTTATATGTGGTGGCATAGCAATCAAACGCTGCACTACGCTTGACTCCGGATTGATTTGCGCCGTTCTGATAAGTTTCAATCACTCCGTTTTTGTTGATGTCTACCTGCAGATCTTCCAGAGTCACCATCTGAAATGCTGCATTCTTAACTAGGTGGATAGCAGTTTCAATTTTGGGGCTATCCTCGCCCAATATCCCAATGAGTCGCTCGTATTCATCCTTAATACGCCGCTCTCTTGACTTTTTTGCCATAATCTTCTCCTCTTTGACCTACACCACCCTATAAAACCCTACCCAGCTAAAATAAGG